TGCTGGACTATATAATGAAGACGGCAACATTTGTGTTCATAATCGACACATTTTTGAAGAAAACGGATGCAAATTTGCACCCGTAGAAGTTGCATCTAAATTTGCCAGAGAAGAAACTTTGCCAGACAGTGAAGAAGAAACCTTTGGATTTCATTATCATTTTCAAGAGATCAGATGAAGGCAAACATATTCCCATTATGGTGGAACCCTTGGGGTGAAAATGGACTTGATCTAGGGAATACTGTAGTTAGTATTTCGATTGATAACTTATCTTTTAATCCAGACGCAGACTACAGAATTCTATTTCTTGCAGAACCTTATGCTATTGCACCGACTGTCAATGAAGGTGCTCTAAAAAACGCTCATGCGTTTGATAAGATCTATACGTTTGGACAAGCAATCTTAGATAATTATAAGACTGCAGAACTTTTTCCTTGGGGGTCTTCTTGGTTAGATTTTAAAGATCTTAAAGTCAATAAGAAACCACATATTACTTTTGTTACTAGTAGTAAAAGTCAAGCACCAGGACATGAACTAAGGTTGGCAATTCATGATGCACTTGCTAGACTAGATGAAGTCAATAGACTGGAAATCTATCAACACAAATCACCACCGTTTCACAAAAGGCGGAATGATTTTTTTGAAACTGCAATGTTCCATATTGCAGCAGAAAATTCTCAACAAAAAAATTACTTTACTGAAAAAATTATTGATTGTTTTGCAAGTAAAACTATTCCCATTTATTATGGATGTCCAAACATCGGTGACTGGTTCAACATGGATGGCATCATTACCTTCAATGATATCAAGGATTTAGAAAATATCTTTGACTATATTGATGAAGACTACTATAATAGTAGACAGGCAGCTATTGAAGAGAACTATGAGATTGCTAAACAGTTTCATGGTGACAACGATGTTGTTCCCAGACTAACCAGACAAATTATTCAGGACGTGAAAAACAATGCCACTCAACGGATCTAATCAAACAAATTATATTCAAAAAGACTACAATTTTCTTCGGGTTAAACCTGAGGGGATGAAAGAATTAAAGAAAAACTATTCTCAAGTATGGCAAGATATTTTTGCTCTGGTTGTCAATGATGCCAAGCAAGATGGAACATTCATTGAGATTGGTGGAGCACAACCTTGTATTGGTAATAATACATGGTTGCTTGAAGAACAATATGGATGGAAAGGATTTTCTATTGAATTAGAAAAAGATCTCTGTGATATGTGGACACCTGGACTGAGACCTAATACACAACTTTTTTGTACAGATGCATTGGAGTTTGATTATGTTGGAACAGTAGATACTCTTGGTCTACCACGACATATGGATTATCTTTCATTTGATCTTGAACCACCTGCGATCACATTAGAAGCACTAAAGAAGTTCCCTTTAGATAAGTTATCGTTCAATGCCGTTACTTATGAACATGACGCTTATCGTGGATGGGGAGATATTTATGCTCATCGAGAAATTTTTGCCCAGCATGGTTACGATCTTGTAGGAGAAAATTTACGTAATAATTCATGTACTATGGAAGAGTGGTTTATTCATGAAAGTGTAGATAAGAAAGTTCGTGATGCATTGCGTCATGGCAACTGTGAAGCATATCAACTTCTTCTAGATCTATGAGGGTAAGTTTTTGTATTCCGTGTTATGAAAGTCATGGTAGATCTAAACAGTATTTGTTTGAAATCTTTCATGCACTAACTCAACAAACATGTAAAGATTTCAATGTATGGATTTCAGATCATAGTCAAAATAATGACGTTTTAGAAGCATGTCATGAGTATGCTGATTTATTTGAAATCAATTATGTAAAAAATAATAATTCCCTAGGAAATATATCTGCTAATACTAATTGTGTTTTGGGACATGCTGATGGGGAAATTTTAAAAATTATGTTCCAAGATGATTTTATTTTAACTAAAACTTTAGTAGAAGAGCTTGACAAAGTATTTCATAATGATGTATTATGGGCAGTAACTGGGTTTGCACATACTATTGATAATGGGCATACACATTACAATCCAAAACTACCACAATATAATGATCGCCTTTTAGAAGGAGTAAACACGTTGAGTTCTCCTTCTATTCTTGCTATAAGAAATGGTCTCAATGAGTTTTTTGATGAAAAACTTACCATGCTTATGGATTGTGATATGTACTATCGTCTCTATAAATATCACGGTGAACCTGCAGTTTTAACTGATTATCACATTTCTAACAGAGAACATAAAAACCAAACACAACGTTCTCACGAACATCTTTTACCATCTGAAATTAAGTATTTGAAGGAGAAGTATAAATGATAGGTTTCAATCATCTAGGTCGTCATGGTCGCCTAGGCAATCAAATGTTCCAGTATGCTGGACTTCATGGTATTGCTGCACATCGTGGATTTGATTTTGCTATTCCCCCCAGTGATTTCAAAGATCCTTGGACAGACCATCAACTATTTGAAGCATTCAAATTGGTTGGTCTGACAAATATTTCTGTTATTCCTGGACCATATGTTCAGGAAGCATCGTTTAAGTTTGATGAAAACCTATTCCTCAATATGCCGGATGGGCATAATGTATATGGATATCTTCAGACAACAAAATATTTTTCGCATATTGAAAAAAAAATTCGTGAGGATTTTCAATTCAAAAATGATATCTACGGACCATGTAAAGAACTAATTGATAGCGTTGATGCTCCTATCGCATTACATGTTCGTCGTGGAGATTATCTTGTAAACTCAGATAATCATCCTCCATGCCCAAAAGAATATTATGATGAAGCATTATTGAAATTTGATCCTTCTCGTAATGTTATTGTTTTTTCTGACGATCCTGAATGGTGTGGGACTGTATTTACTGATGACAGGTTCCTTATCTCTGAAGGTGGGGATAACTTAGCAGATTTGTGTATGATGACACTATGCACAGACTTTATTATTGCAAACTCATCATTCTCTTGGTGGGGATCGTGGTTATGTGAAAATAAAGATAAACGTATTATTGCACCTAAGAAATGGTTTGGAACTGGTTATACTGCAGTACACGACACGTCTGATTTATATTGTTTAAATTGGGAAATAATTTAATGGAAGAACTAGAATTTGTAAAACAAGAATATGTACCACTGAAAGAAGCAACATTTATTATTCCATTGAGAATTGAAACAGATGATCGAATGCGTAATATTATTACGACGTTGATCTATCTTCTTCGTGGTTTTGATACTAATATTATTGTAAAAGAATTTGATAGTGTATCTACCTTTGAGCAGTCTGTTTTGCCCCAACTGCAACAAGCGTTGACTAAAGACCAATTAAAAAATCTTGTTCATGTATTTGAACAGACTGATGACTATACCTTTCATAGAACAAAACTACTCAATGATATGACAATGATGGCAACAACGCCAATTGTTGTTAACTATGATAGTGATATTATTCTACCCAAACATGTCTATAAGCAAGCGGTAGATTTAATCATGAATGGATTTATTAATCCAGAATTTCCTAATGCAAAACCAGAACCAATCAAGGTAGTTTATCCTTATGGTTATGGTGAATATCAACGTCAGATTTTCTTTGATGATGAGCAAGCGAGTAACTTTGTCAATTCTAATTTTAACTTTTTAGCATTTACTAATACTAGACCTTGGGATGCTAAGTTTGGGTTCTGTCAATTCTTTGATAGAGAAGAATATATTCGTTTAGGTATGGAAAATGAAAACTTTGTTTCTTATGGATACGAAGATGATGAAAGATATAATCGCTTCAATCAACTATCTCATGTAGCACGAATTGATGATGCTGTTTATCATCTAGAGCACAAAAGAACTTCTAATTCTTGGTTCAACAATCCTCACATTGAAGAGAATAGAAGTTTGTTTGGATACTTATCTAGAATGTCCCCAGAAAATATTTTGAAGTATTATACAAATCAACCATATATGGCAAATAGAGGTATCGTTCACGGGAAGAAGATTGGTGGATAAGAATAAGTCTGCATATAAACTGAAAGAATTTCCAAAGTGCTTGTGGATTAACCTCGATAGATTTCCTGATCGTAGGAAATATATGGAAGATCAATTTTCTTATTGGGAGATTGAAAATTATCATCGCATTTCTGGCATTGATGGTAAAGAAGATGATCCAACTTCATATTTAAAAGGAACTATTCCGCATAATATGAACCAAGGTGAGATTGCTTGTGTGCTTTCTCATTTAAACGCAATCAAATATTTTCTATATGAAACAGATCTTCCTGAAATTATGATTATGGAAGATGATGTTGATCTTTCTACTGCGAAGTATTGGAACTTTACTTGGAAAGAAGTTAGGAAAAGACTTCCTATCAATTTTGATACCTGTCAGTTTACGATTATTAATCCAAATGGTATCACTCTAAAATTGCATCATAGATTTATCAATGATTTTTCTGCTGCATGTTATCTAATTACTAGACATCATGCAGAAAAAATTTTCAAACTTCATAACAGAGGATCTTGTTGGAAGATCGATCAAAATATTAAACCAAGAGCTGTGTCTGAAGATTTAATCCTTGATAGTGGTAAAGGATATTCTACTCCAATATTCAATTATAGGATTGATCTTGGTTCTGCAATTCATGAAGAACATATTGATGTCTTTCATAAGGATAGCAGAAATGCTCTTGCTGAATTTTGGGAACTTCAAGGTCCAGACCAAAACGTAGATCAAATTATGGAACTTGATGAATATTGTGGTAGAATTCCACCACAGGTATATCTAAATCAACAACAATGAAACTTATAGATCATATTGGTATTTTTGATAATGCTGTCCCAAATGACATGTGCGACAGCATTATTCTTGCATTTGATAATTGGACGGATAAAAAATTTACTCCTGAAGTTGGAGAATGGATTTCTTCTGGACAAGATCAATTTCAAGATAAAATTTTGAGTAGAAGCGATCATCAATTATATCTTGAATATGTTGATCTAAAAATGGCAATGCAACTCAATACATTTATTGGGCAGTGTTTTGAGCAGTATGCAAAACACTATCAGGGAATTGTTCAAGATAGTGATCCTGTATCATCCTGGACAACTAAAGTTCAAAAAACTGTGGCGGGTGGTGGTTATCATAAGTGGCATTGTGAAAATGGTGTCTTTATGTATCGTGATCGTGTTTTGACTTGGATGGTATATCTGAATGACATTCCATCTGAGAATGGAGGTGCTACAGAATTTCTTTATCAGAAACTAGCACTGCATCCAAAGAAAGGAACAGTAGTTCTTTGGCCAGCTGCATACACTCATATGCATCGCGGAGGATTTTTGACTGGTCCTATTAATAAATACATTGCAACTGGTTGGTTTCTTAGAGAACCTGGAAACGTCAGTAGTAAAGTTCTTTCTGAATTGTGATCATTTACACTTGTATTACAAATGGATATGATAGTATCTCTGATGATAATTATTATGATCCAGATGTTAGATACGTATGTTTTTATGATGGCAAATTAAAAAAGAAAGGTCCTTGGGAATTCATTAAACTTGATTTAAAAATTGAGTGCCCTGTAAGAAGATCTTATCATCCAAAGCATCTCCCCCATCATTATTTTGATGAGGGAGAATTGACAGTATGGATAGATGGATGTTATCTTCTTACAAAAGAATTTACAAATTTTTCAAAAGATATTTTTTTAGAACATGATTTTTGCTTACAAAAACATCCAGATCAGAGATCTTTATTAGCTGAATTTTCTAAACTTTATTTTCAAGGATTTTCTACTTTAGAAGAAATTCTTGAAATGTCTAGAAAGATAAAAGATCTTGGTTATAATTTGTTAGACTATCATCAAACAATCAATTGTGCTATTTGGAGAAAGATTTGTCCCATAGTCAATGATTGGAATGATCTTTGGCGTGGATGGTATGATGTTGGTGTAAATCGAGATCAAATTTCTAGCTCGATTGCAGAATTTTTAATTTCTAAAAAATATAAATCACCGCTTAGATATGTTGTAAACAAAGTTACTCCACAATTAAACTTTAAACTTAGCATTACTAGAAAAAAGGAGTATAAACAAGCGTATAAACTCCACAAAATTCCAGGAATGAAAGAAAGAATTGCATTGCTAGATAAACTAAAAGAAATTTTTGGAGAACCTGTTGATACATTTACCGTCAATAGAATGTATGCTTGTGTTAGATACACTCCTTTTGAACTTAATGATTATGTTGAAAAAAAAGATATGGTTGTCTACACATGCATTACAAATGGGTATGATGAATTTGTTCCACTAAATCATTATGATCCAGATGTAAGGTACGTTTGTTTTCATGACGGAACAATCAATACTTCAATAGAACCATGGGAATATATTGATATCAGAGACTATCATCAAGAAGAGTGTCCTCGTAGATTATCTTTTTTCCCTAAAGCTAATCCTCATATTTGGTTTCCTAATGGAACAAATACAATTTGGATCGATGGTTGTTATCAACATACTAGGGAGTTTATTAATAGAAGCCAAGGATGTTTTCCTTTTACCATGCTAAGACATGCATCAAGATTTTCATACTTTGATGAAATGTTAGAAGGATTTACTTGTGCATTTTTTTCTTATGAGGATGCAATTCGTCTTACAGAGGAATTGAAAAAAATAAATTATAATTTTAGAACTTATGGAAGTCCTTTAGGCACTATTGTATGGAGAACTATGAGTGATCAAATGACTGAGTTTAATAAACTTTGGTATAAATGGTCTCTTATTGGTTGCAATAGAGATCAAATATCTTTTGATGTTGCATTGAGACTTTCCAATGTGGATTTACCATCAGTGTATGAACAAAGAGAACACTCTGGCATTCCTTTAGGATACTTCAATAAAAAAGGAAGAAAAGGA